GAACCATTTTACGCTGCAGCACGACGATGGGATATTTAGGTATAATGCCGAGATAACCCTTTCGTTTTCGTCGTCTGTGACCTCAGAGTCTTACCCAACAGAGCCTTTAGATGCTCTAGCCGTTATGGCTGATGAATTGGGGCTCAATTTTGACTTGAGAGTTGTTTGGGATGTAATTCCGTTTTCATTCGTTGCTGATTACTTCCTACCTATTGGCGACGCTTTGGAATCTTTGCACCCACGCGGGTGGTGGAACCCCACTTACTTCGCACAAAATGGCTACGCCATAAAGGCAGATGTTACGCAAACCGCTTATGGAGAACGATCAGGCTCGTGGCGATATAGCTTCTATAGAAGAAACCCAATTGGGTTACTCAAAGTTGCATCACGTCCACACATAGAACCAAAGTTTGCTGCTCCTAATTTTACGGAGTTATTCAATTCAGCTTATTTGGCTTATATGTCTGAGCACTTTCGAAAGTTCATTACCAAGCGGCCCAAGCGTTTGCCCCGTTTCTGAACACATTTTATTGCGTCCTGTGGTGGGACTCATCTTTTAGGAGTGAACGAATGTCTTTTAATACTATCGTACTCAACGGTTACGAATACAACTCGATTGGAGCTGGTACATACCAGCTCGCCTCGATCGATTTTGGTAGTCCTGCGGATATTATTAAAGTTTCTCCGGGCAAACTTTCCGGAAACAAGAAACTTACAACTTGTTCGCTATCCCGTCACATCGAAGTTGACGTGGCTATAGGGACAACTACCGAGCGCCGCAAGGCATCTATCATCATCCAGTTCCAGATTCCTCAAGGCTTTACAGCTTCAGAGGTTTCCTACGCTGCAACATCATTAGCTGCAGTTTTAGTGGATGACAGTTTTGTTCGTAGAATGCTTTTGGGAGAATCCTAGGATCCTCGCATTCATAAATGAGTACTTGGTATAGGCCGGAACATGCGGTCTCAGTGGTATTAACCTACTGGGAGCCATACTTGTGCCAAAACCCAAAACCAAAGAAAACCCTAAGAAGGGGTTTGCCAAGCAATCTAAGACTGCAAAGTCTAAGAAAGCTAAAAACAAACGCCGTAAAAAGCGTGTTGTCTGGCTTATCCTTTCCGCAGAGTCGATAGTAAGGAAACTTGCTAAAGATTTGAACATAGACTCCAGGTGTCGAGAGTATGCCTTGCGCAGGCTCTCCCAGGAAGGTATTCCCTTCCTCACCGTAACTTTGCCAAGGTTTGCCAAATACGCACTTCGGTGCTGTGACGCAGGAGAGATCCTGTGTACGAAAGCAATTCGATGCGAATTCAGTTGTTTTCAATGGCGAAAGCGCTCTCCTGTATTTCTACTAGGTTTGCTTGAAAGAGCTGTTCGAGGATGCGCCGTATCACTACGGAGCATTCGCCAATTTTGTGAATATTTCTACAAAACTGCGTTCGGCTTTAGTAAGGCACAGCTTGAAAAAGCTGAGTCCGATTACCTTGACAGAGATGAGTCGTTAGGCTTGCACTCCTTGTGTTTGGATAGGGTTGAAAGGGGGCGTAAAGCTTTCTTAAAACTGTTTCCGAAGCTCTGTGGTCATAGCCTGAAGGATATTATGGAAAGATATCCGACGGGCGATGGTCCTGGCGCGTTCGCGCGCTCCGGTCGCTTTGCTCACGCCTATGATGTACCAATGGAAGTATTCAAAAAACTCCCTATGGCTCGGATTGGCACATGCCGGAAGAGTCTTAACGGAGTTTCTGGTTATTTCAAGTCGTATCCATCCTCACCGGAGAAGATACGATTGGTCAACGAACCTAAGGTTGCCGAACTAATGTTCGTTCCGAAGGATTCGCGAGGTCCACGTACGATTTCAAAAGAACCGTACTTTTTGCTTAAGGGTCAAAAACCTTTCGGCAGTTTCCTCTGTGACCAACTGGAAAGAGAGTCACATAATCATGTAAACTTCTCAGACCAAACCATAAACCAGAAACTCTGCGTTACTGCGTCTATTGACAGGCAGATGGCAACTCTCGATCTCAAGGATGCGAGTGATCGCGTCTCTGTGCAGTTGGTGCAAAGACTGACGGCGCATGTGCCGTTATTTCGGTTCTTACTTAAGAACCTGCGCACAACTCATGTTACCACGCCAAGTGGTTTAAAGCACGAACTTAGAAAGTTCGCCAACATGGGTTCCAATCTGTGTTTTCCAGTGCTGGCACTGGTCGTATATATCGCGGGCGTCCTTGGCGTTGACGATTACTACCATCGTGGCATTAAACATGCCGCTGGTAAGGTCTACGTCTATGGTGACGATCTAATCGTCCCATCTTGTTGCGTTACTTACGTAATGCGTAGCCTAGAGGACTTCGGTTTGAAGGTGAACCAAGACAAGAGTTACTACAGCGGAAATTTCCGCGAGTCCTGCGGTGCCGACTATTACCATGGGGTAAGTGTAGCACCTGTCCGGTTGCGCCTATCGGGAGAGAACCTGAAAGAGCCAACCAAATATCGCAACGGGTTTATACCATTAAAAGCAGAACCATTTGGAAAGCAAATGCTAACCGATGCTGCTGGTATACTTCAGTTGGAAAAACACTGCCGTGAGGCAGTTGATGGTGGTCTGCTTTCATTAGCGGACTACTATTATCAAAAACTGGAGGGGTTACTTGGGACCTTACCTATTGGCTCGAAAGAAACGAGTGTGCTTTGCCGGTATAAGCCTTGGAAGACTCCAAGCTTCGTGCCTGAAAAGGCATGGCGTGCGCGCACTTTAACTTTTGAGCACCAAGGCGTCTGTGGGTATAAGGGCTTAGGAAAAGCTCTAACATCCCACGAGGGTCTAGGCGAAGACTGGGAGTCAACACCGTTAAGGCACCAGATCTTGATAACGACAACGGTAGCTAGACCTGCTGATTTGCACGGGTACGGGCTCACTGAAAATCCGCATTCTCTTTTTAATTATTGAGTTCATGCGTTGTGAGCCGTACGCGAGCTGCGTCCAAGAGATTTCTTGAGGACTAAGTTTCAGCTACACATGGTGGTATCTAGCGAAGAGGGTTGCGAAAGTTTGATAACTACAAAGTTTGATAACAATGCAGGTGCATTCGCACCCCCC